ATTTGTCCCTTGCGTTATCCCACTCCATCTTAATATTCGTGCCGGTAAATTGTTTTGTGATCGCCCCCGGAGGATCAAAGAAATGCCCGTTTCCGTCCAGTGGTATCCCGGCGATGATGATTCGCTCATACCCGAGGGCCAGCCCCACCATGCAGGCAAACAACCCAGACGATCCTCCGCGCCCGCCTTCGATCACCCAGAGATAATCAAGACCATGCCGCGTTTTAAATTCCTGCGGCGGTAAATTGTCGTTGTTTTCGGGTAATCTGTGCGAATGCGTGTGAACATAAGACGGTTCACATTGATTTGTCCAGCGAAGCTGTCTCCATAACGGCGGCTCTTCCGGATGCAGCGACACACCATGATGAACACGGCCCTTGTGGTGCATGATCATGTTATTGACGGCAATCACGCCCACCTTTTCGAAGTCGATCTTCGCGCAATCATCCCAAATTGACCGGCCGGAGCCCAGCACAACCGCCGTTCCGGAGTAGTTGCCGGCACAGCCTGGGGCTTTTGGTCCCCGGCCGTAAATGCCGTTTGATTCCCACAATTCCACGCCGTTGACGATCATTCCTTGCCACCATAAACCGGGTATTTGCTTAAATCCGGGTATTCCTTTTCAATGTCCTCGTTGATGACCGGGTTTCCGTGTGCATCGTAGAATCCGGACATCAGAAGCAGCCCTCTTGCCGCTATCTCCGGCATCATGTAAAAATTCCACCCGATCATGTCGAAGTTGTCGTTAAGGTAAGAACACTCGCGCCGGCCGCTGAATCTTGCCCGCTTAAACCAAAGAGACGCTTGATAATCGTCTGTCAGGATTGCACCGCCCTTACCTAGCTTCAGATGCTTATAAGGCCCGGTGAAACTCAGACACATGAACGTGCCGGGAAGATACATGCCCGTCGTGAACCGCAGAGCAGAATCCCACACACGGGAAGGTTTCAACTGGTAAGCGCCTTTGAGGGATTGCCGGGAATCGAAACGAACCTTGCCGCCCGCGTGAATGATTTCACATGGAACACTTGGGTATGTCCGCGCGGGGATTGCGATTTTCTTGCCCTCAATGTTCTCGTACTTCAGCGCCAGAAACAGAGCATTTGAGCAGTTATCGACGGCCACACAGAAAGGCGCACCGGTATAGCGCGCGATCTCGTTTTCAAACTGTTCGGTTATTTTGTGGACGCCTTCAGCCATTATTTAATCCTTTGCGCCGGAAGTCCGACATATGTCCCCGGCTCCGTGATGTCCTTCACGACTACCGCGCCCGCACCGAGAATGACGTTATCCCCGACCTTCACGCCGGGGTTGACGATTGCTCCCGTACCGATGACGCAAAACTCGCCCACACTCGACCCGCCGCCCAAGAAGATGCCCGAATAAAGGGTCGTGTAATTCCCAATCTTGACGTTATGACCGATGGAATTCTTTGCGTTAATCCAAACGAACTCACCCACGCAGACACCGGGGCAAATGATATTGTATGGGTGAGCAACAATACTTCCCTCGCCCCACTTGATTCCTTTTGCGATGACGTTATGCGGAGTGAAGACGGTAGGAAAACCGACGCCAGGACATTTCGACTTTAACTTACCGATCAATTCCTTTTTGACTTTGGGGTTTCCGACAATACAGAAAGCCAAATCGCCATAATACGTCTTGAGATAATCGAACCCGCCCCACACCGGCAATGAATCGATGATTTCACCCGGCATCTTCGTGTCATCAATGAACCCCAGAACCTGACCATCGAAATTCGAGGCGAATTCCCTGCCCGCTCCCCCGGCGCCATAGATCATCAGTATTTTCTCTGTCATCGCCAGCACTCCTTGACCCATGCCTCCCCGCATTCGTGCGGTTTCGGTTGTCCATGAAAGTGAACCGTCACGCAGCTGGAAGGAAGGCCGATTTTTCTGACTGTGTATTTGTAGGAGGCGCAGACGTCTTGCGAAAACAGGTCAACACGCCCCGGGTCATCGTTCAAGATTCCCTGTGCGGCCATAGAACAGGGAGTATGATCAACTGACCTGTCCTGAGGATTCCAGACCGGTTTGCCGCATTTGACGTACTCATCCCAGACCCACGCCCCAGCATCGCCACGCACAAGGGAAACGCCAGGATTCGCGTCTTTCTCATGCCCAGATGGAATATGAGAATACGTTGACCAATCCCGCGAACAGCAACAATCTGAATCGACATCAAAAAGCGTATCCAGGGAGCCGACAACGACAACATCCAGGTCAAGGAAAAGACGCGTTCCGGTAAGTGACCAGAAAACCATTCCAGCCCACCAGTAGGGCAGGCCGGTGTCGATGATCTTAATGTTGCTGTCCAGCGTTCCGCCTGAGACGTCCGGCCCGGCCAACAGAACAAAGTCAAAAGGCCGCGACATATTGCGGACGCAAGAATGATACAGGCGGTTGACATAATCAGCCGTGTAGTATTCTCCGCCCCATCCTGTGCAAATCGTTACCTTTTCCATCAGCTTACCAATGGAGCGGGAGCTTTGAAGCCCCCGCCCCGGTTAAATGGTTTAGTTCACCGCCGCTTTTAAAATAATCACCTCGACGGCGCCCGTCGCTTCTTCCGTGCCGGTTTTCAGGACCAACGGAATCGGAGTCGTAGTCGTGTTTTTGTAGCCCACGCCATCCGCCTTGACGCACTGCGTCGCCTGCCCTTCCGTGGTGAACACGGTCGCGGCAAGATAGCGGTCATCATCGCCCGCGTCTCCCAACTGTAAGGTGGTCGCGCTACCCAGGTCAGCACCAATGACCCAACCCGTCAGAAAGACTTCGCCGGGCATCAATACGCCCACATTGACTTCGGTTCCGCTAGCCGCACTGGCAAAAGTGTAGCTGTCATGCGTCGCACGGACTTTTCCGCCCCACTCCGCGCCCATAAAGGTTGCCGGAGCAGGCGAGTCATATTTAGTGTAATTCGTTCCACTTGCCATCGTCTGTCACCTCCTTAACTTTCCAGGCAATCGATTTCGACGATGCCTTTTTCGTCCATGCGGGTTGCGCCGATGGACATACCCAGGTAAACCTGAGTTGCCATGTTTTTGTCGCGCCGCGGGCCTACGTCGGTCACAATATCCAGACCGATAGCCAGCAGGAGGCTATTTTTCTGCCCCGCGATACACTTTCGGATGCTCGATCCGAGTTCCAGCCGCTCAGACCGGATGAATTTGAACCCCAGGAAGGTATCCAACTGCCCGGCGGCCAACGCTTTGACCGTGTTGTAGTCGGTTGATTTGACCTCGGTTGTATTCAGCAACGCGGAGACCTGTTTGCTTCCCAGGATGACAAAACGTCCTTCCTCATCCACTTCGTTGCCGTCCAAAATCTCTTTGGCGCTCAGAAGTTTTGCCAGGGTCATATCGGTTGACGCATTGGCAATCTGATTGTATGAGGTGTTGAAGGTATAGGACGTGGACCCGTCCACGCCACCGTAAGCGGTCCCGAATGCGGCTGTGATCAATTCGTCATCCATCGCGCGGTTCATCGCGTTCCGGGCGTTGATCGCATAAAGGCTTGACGGGTCAATCAGGACTTTTTTGAGGTCCATGTTATCCACCAGGTCGGCCCAATCGTAATCGACCAATGATACCCGGCGGCGAACATGAGGTGTTGACACTAGCGGCGTGTCGGCGTGGCGCGACGTGCGCTTGACTGCTGCGGTTGAATTGAGCTGGTCAAAGAAAGCGTTTTTGCCGACAACGCCCGTTTCGACACGGACGACTTGCCGCAGACGGCTTTCCTTCTGCTGCATGAGAATCTGCACGTTGGCCGAATACTGTTCGACCATTGCAGTGGTGATTTCGGTACTCATAAGAAAACCTCCGAAAAATTTTGGTTCCAAATTTCTCGACGGCTCTGCCCGTTAAACGGAAACCATCTCGACGCTTCACGCTGCGTCGTGTTCACGGCTGGCTTTCAGCTTGCACGGACTCTTACGAGCTACCCGAATTACATAATTACTTCTTAATCCCCTTTGATCGCGGACCCCGAAGGGCTGCCCGCTAATGAATTATATGGGCCTACTTCACTTGGTTACACTTGCTACTTTGTTCGTCGGATGGGCCAATTTTATCCATCTCTGTTTCCAGCAAGACTTTATGTGTTTCAGCCCACATAAAATTTTAATTATTCTCTCCAACGCCCCCGCCACGAATCCGGCGGATTGTTGGCCTTATTACAGATTGCCTCCAACTCATGCACGGGGCGCGTCAAATCAAACGTCCTGCCCGTGTTGTTGCTGATTTCTTGCAGTTCCCGGAGTAGCGGATAGGGAAGCTCAGAAACCCTATCCACTACCCCAGGAGGCACCGGAGGAGGAGAGGCAACCGGCAAATCATTTGTCTTGTTTTTCTTCGGTCTTGCCATCTTTAACCCTCGCTTCGCGTTCTTCCGCTCTTTGCCGGTCCTCTGTGACCTGTCTTTCGTTTGGCTGTCCGAATCTACTGACAACCCTTCGCCCTTCTTTTGTCGGGTCAAAACTGTCAGCCATGTTTACACCGTCACTTTCTTATCGCCGTGGATCGCGCTCATCAGCCGGTACACCTCATCTACCACGTGTTGATGCTGCGGATGTGCGTTGTCGTGATAGGCCTTATAGAGCGCATTTTCCGGATTCGACATAATGTCTTTGGCTTTTGACGCAGCATCCTCTCCGAACAGATCAAAGTTCTTATCCCCGCGCACAGCCGCATCTTCCATCATAGCCTTTGCGACGTTGCCCAGGATTTTTACGGCGATAGGATCATTCCCGAACTTCTCCGAAAAAGCGGCAATGTCCTCAGGCGAGCCACCAAAACGCTGTAACGCAGCGTCAGCGCCCCGAACGAAATCATCGTATTTTTGTTTCGTTCCAAGTTCGGCCATCAGTGCCGCTTCGGTCTTTTCGGCCTGCGCAGTCATGTCAGCTTCAATCTGCTGAAACGCCTGGACCTGGGCATCATTGTAAAACTTGAATAACCCTTCCGCCTGCCACGGCAAAAGCCCCAGATAATGAGCCACCTGCTTAAATCCTGCCGTCAGTTTCTCATCCGTCGGGAACCCATCAGGCAGATTAGCCTCCAACTTATACCCATCGGCAGACTTCGGACGGCCCAGCTTATCCATGACATAATTCCAGTTCTCCGGCGTGTTCAATTTTCCCGCGGGAATCGGTATCTTTTCCGCGCCAACAAGGGTTTGTGCGTGTTTGTAGCTTTTGAATACGTCGCCCAGCCCCTTGCCCTCAAACGGCTTAAAAACAGGATCGTCCTTGAACTCTCCCAACAGTTCCGCGTTAATGGTTAACGGTTGATTGCCCGGCTCTGGCTGACTCCCCGGATTTGCACCCGGATCAATTCCCGGATCATCTGACATATACTTTCCCCCTTTTTCTAAAGTTTTTGCCGCAGCTCAGTTGAAAGATGCGACTTGATGAATAAAAAGACGTTTCGCTCGCCTTCCCGAAATGCCGTTTCGTGCGTGTCGCCCTTCCAATATGTGACCTCGTTGTCATGGCAAAACGATTGAAGCGCCTTCAACACTTCAAGCCCTTCCGGCGTGGAGAACGTCACACCGAAATTGATTCGGAGTTGCTTTGCCGTGTTCTCCGCCGCCGTCTCTTGCTCGCGTTCCAGTTGTTCATGATCTTGAATGAATAAGTCGTTCACTGATTAAGCGCCTCCAAAACACTGCCCTTTTCAGCCCCTTTTGCAAGGTTCGGTATCTGCTGCGCCGCACGTTCGAGCGTCTCCGCTTCCTGCTGCGCCTTCAACGCCTCCGCCCTTTTCTGCCGGATCTCTGCGACAAATTCAGGCGGATTCAGATATTTCACCGGGACACCTGCCCGCAATGCCGTCCCTTGTGCAATCTCATCCAGATTATAGTTGTCCATGATCTCGGGGTTGATCTGTGCCAGGGGAGCAACCGCGTTGAGCGTGTCCACCGTTGCGCGCGTCTCGTAGGCTTTCATCATAAGCGCCAGGCGGCCAGTATATTCAACCTCGAGCCCTTGCCCCATCAGTTCGCGCGGCGGAGGAAGAATCGCGCCGGCCCGGAACAGCAACCAGAATACCCGGCTTAAAAACGGGTCCAGTAACTCCACTTGCTGCCGTCCCAGAGCCGGACCAAGAATGTAAATATTTTCTTCTAGCCGCTTGCTGATCTCATAGGCAGTCCGGTCCGTCCGGTTATCAGACGCCAGCAGTTGAAATAGGTCGTTATAAAAGGCGTCTTTAATTGCCCGGCGGCGGCCCTCTTCCACTTCCAACGCAATTTCGAAACGGCCATTGCTTTGCAGTTGTTTCGGCTCATGCCCTGGTTTGTGGTAGATAATTCCTGCGGGACGCGTGACGGTCGTTGACAGGGCGGCCTCGGAGGTCGCCAAAAGCGGCGGGTCAATCTGTTTTTGAATGCCACGCCAATTATCGTAACACATCTGATTAAGCATTCGCCCATCTGGCAGCGCATCCATGCCCGGAGAGCGGCCGTATTGCTCGTTTTCATCCTTCTCCCATCGCGGCACGGCATAGG